AGTCAAGAAGCAAAAGTAAATCCTGACCCCGCTACTAAGGATATTTTAAGGATCGCACGTCTCCCCAATTCTTTAAATATGAAGAGTGGGTTATTTTGTATTCCTTTGAGCTATAATGATATAGAATCATTGGAACGCGAGGAAATAGAGAAGTTGGCGGGGAAACAGAGATTTAAGAACTATCACACAAAAGAGAAAGAGGTTCTTGATCTTACTGAATTTGATTGTAACTCAGATGTATTTCAACCCCGAGAAATATGTAGAAATAAAGATTTAGATGAGAAACGCTTGCAAGAGCGTTTACCTGAGTGTGCTAAGGCTTGTTTGGAAGCTGAATATGCAGGATTTGAAGGGAGATTTATAACTATTTTAGCTCTTAAGGAATTAAATTATTCTGTTGGAAATACAAAAAAAATACTTGAAAAATACCTTTCTAATAATTTTAAGAAGGGACGTGATGAGAGCGAATATGACCACTGTATCAATGAAAATCAAGTAGAATATCTTTATCAACGGGACTTTTTCTGGCCCAGTTGCGAAAAAATAAGAGCGGATGGTCTGTGCTGCGAAAATTGTGATGGACCAACTATTTATTTAGAATAAGGAGGATGTAATTATTGATAGTGAACCTAAAATTATGAAGAAAAATAAAAAAAACATTACGGAATATTGTATTTTTTACTTAACTAATATTAGTAAAGAGGCTACTTCAAAAGAAATATGTTCTCACCTCTTTGAAAAAAAATTAATCAATAGAAGTTTTTCAATTAATCCTTCAACTTTGAGTCACTATATGAAAGATAATTTATTTAAAAGAACAAAAACAAATAAAGGGGTATACAAATATCGATTAAATCACAAAAAATTGTTTAGTTTCTTTAAAAAAGATTTGGAAGGTTCTAATGGCAATAATTTGTAGCGGTGTATTAAGTTATATATTAACTAAGAATATTTCTTCTGCTATGAAGTCTGAAGATTTTGGTTATAAAAAGATAAATGGCCGAGGGTATTGGTATGACTCATAATAATTTTAATCGTTCCTGGTTCAAAGAATTAAATACCCCTGAAAAAGTTTATTTTGCCTTTTTTATTTTAGGTGATGGGCATTTGACGAAAGAAGGATATAGAATTCAAATAAATCTTGATGATGAAGATGAATATATTTTAAAAAGATTAATCGATGAAATCGATGGGAATTATTCTTTTTTAAGACATAATCAAACTCATTCAAACATTGTTCATCTTGATTTGAATTCAAAAGAAATGGTTAAAGATTTGGAAAATTATGGAATGATTAAAGGCTGTAAAAAATATACTGCAAAGTGGTTAAAAATCGATAAACAATTTGAATTTCATGCTATCCGTGGAATTTTAGATAGTGATGGCAATATTCAAGAAAGGAGAAAAGAGAAAAGACCAAGTTTTTTATTTAGAGTAATTGGAACAGAGAATATTTGTATTAATGTTAGTAAAATTTTAGGTTATAATGGAAATTATGTTTATAAAAAAGAACCTAATTCTAAGGGGGGTTTTACTTATATTTTTGTTAAAAGCTATTCCCATTATAAAGATATGAAAGAACTTTATGATAAATTATATCCAAACAAAATGATCCCTTGTTTAGTTCGTAAACAAAAACGAATTGAAGATATTATGAATAAAGCAAAGTATTTCGAAGAAAAAGAAGATAATAAATTGAAAAATATAATTGATAATTTAATAGGAAAAGGATTAAATTATCAAGAAATTGGTAAACTATTAGATTTAGGAACAACAACAATTTGCAAGAAACATTTAAGTCAGAGGATAAAATAATGTCTATTATAGTAGATGACAGAGAACCTAAGAGCGTTCAAAATGCTCTTCGTAAATATTTTCCTGATTTGATAGTCAGACGGCTTGATTATGGAGATGTTATAGATACTGACAAAAATGCGTGTGTGGAAAGAAAAAAGGACCTCGATCTATCTTCAAGTATTGATGATGGTCGATTGTTAAATCAAGCAGAAGGAATGAAAGAAAACTTTGAACACGCAATTATAATAAAAGTAGGAAATTATGAGAATGTTCGAAGAAATCGCTATCATAAAAGAATGACAATTCATCGCTTTATTGGAGGAGAGACAGATTCTCTATGTTATTATGGGATCCCCATTGTCCAATGCGAGAATGAATCTCAATTTTCAAGATATGTAGATAGTTTTTTTCGAAAAATAGGGGGAAAGAGACCACAAAAAGCAATAAAAAGAAAAAATAAGAAAAAAAATGATGATAAAATTTCTTGTCTTCTGGGAATTCATATGCTTGGAGAGAAACGTGCACGTGCACTTTTAAAACAATTTACGTTCGGAGAATTATGTAAAGCAACAGAAAAAGATTTAATGACTGTTGTAGGGATAGGGCGGAAGCATGCGAATAGAATAAAACAGGTTTTTAATTAGGTGAAATAGAATGGTTAGAAATTTTATAGATGAACAAGAGAGACGAATTTGTTCGAAATATGAAAATGGATTTTCAATAGAAAAATTAGGGGATGAATATAGATGTTCGTCTTGGACAATTCGGCGGATTTTAGAAAAATGGAATATTCAACCACGTCAAAGAGGGAAGAAATTATTTTTACCAGAAGAAGAAATTTGTTTAAAATATTTAAATGGAGAAACTACTGTTTCTCTTTCAAGTGAATATTTTTGTAGTTCTTCTACGATATCTGAGGTTCTACATAAAAATAAAATAGATGTTAAGAATAATGGAAGAAAGTTAATTAATAAAGAGAAAGAAATCTGTGATAAGTATGAAAGTGGATTAAGTAGTAGAGAATTAGCAAAACAATATCATGTCCATAGTGCGACTATTTTAAATATATTACACACTCACAATATTAAAATAAAAAAGAATGGAGATTAAAATAAAAAAGAATGGAGATTATAATAAAAAGGGGATTAATAGAAAAAAGATTGATATTGATTTTATTACTTTATATAATGAAGGGATGAGTGCAACATCAATATCTAAGATGTGTAATGTTTCTAGACCAGTTATTGTTTCTCGGTTGAGAGAGAAAGGTATTGATCCAAACGAGAGAGCTTTTTCCCCTCATTATCGAGTAAGAGGGAGAAAACATCCATCTTGGAAAGGCGGTATTTCTAAAGAACCTTATTGTGAACTTTGGACAGAGGAGTTCAAAGAACGCTGCCGTGATTTTTGGAATAGGAGATGTGGAATATCGGGAATTACCGAAAAAGAGAATGGTAGAAGATTAGATGTTCATCATATTTCTTATGATAAAGATTCTTGTTGTGAGTTAAAACAGTTCAATTGTGCTCCTAATTTATTTATTGCAGTTTCTAAAAAATGGAATGCAAAATTTAATAATAATCGTGATTATTGGGAAGAATATTTAACAAATTACATCATGATTTGGTTTAATGGACAATGTTATTTACCAAAAAGAGGGTGTTGAATTGATAAAAGAATTTTTTAAAAAGATTGAAAATTTTATTTTAAGAAGAAATAAAATAGTATTTGAGAATTATAATAGAAATAATAGATTAATAAATAAGGTTGAATTTTTAGAATTTGATAATCCAGTGCTGAATGAATTTTTCGAAGCTTTGGAACATTTTAATCAATCTGGGGTTATGGTTAGAGAGAATGAAGATGGAAATATTATAATCAATTTCACACGAAATCCATTTAATATCAGGGTTGATGGGTTCTGGATCACTAAATGTGTTAAAATTTATTTCAATAGGAAAGAAAAAGTAGTTTTATTTAATTCTAGTGTTACTGATTTTATAAATAATTATGATTATTCTGAGATAAAAGAAATTACAATTGAGTGATTGAGATGCAAAAATGGAAACCAGATAAGGAACAATTAGAACAATGGGTAGCTGAAGGCAAAAGCTTTCGAGATATGCGTGATATCTGCGGGTATTCAATAACTACTATCTCCCTCCTATTTGATGAACATGAGATAGAAAAACCTTCTGTAGGACGGAAGAAAGGTTATAAAGCTTCAGCGGAAACGCGCAAAAAGATGTCTGAAGCGGCTTATAGGGACAGGAATGAAGGGTAGGAGGGATTATAATCGAGGACTGGGTAGTAAGTAATTTTTTCAAGGTATACTTCGTGGGTGTTAAAGATGTGGAATTTTGGACCTTTAAAAGGACAGATACGCGTCAAATGCTGATTACTTTTAACAACGAAGAGTCATGGGACGCTAGCTTGACAAAAGATCATTTACAAGTAATGAGACATATGTTTCTTATGGATAGAGCGAGATTAGAAATTTTAGCTGAAAGAGATGCACTAGAAACTGTGATGTGGTTTACAGCGCAAAGTGCAGCGGCAGAAGAAGCTGCGCGTCAGTATATGGCTTTAAATCAGGTACAAGCTCAAGAGCCAGAGGAAGTAATAAAATTAATCAAAGAGAATAAAGAATAAAATAAAGGGTGTTTATAATGTATCAAAATAAATTAGATATAGCAATAAAAGAATGGGCTGTTTCATTGCCTTACAATGATATGGAACATCCAAATGAAATGACAAATGTGGTATTTAATCCTGAATATTGGAAGGAAGGAGATGTCTTTTTTAGCTTTGATAGGGTGTAAAAATTGCAAACTCAATTAAAAAAACTTAAAAATTGGTTTGATATTTTAGATGATTATAAAATTATTATTGAACATGAACATCATGATTTTCCTACTGCAATTATTCATCCAAATAAAATATCAGAAATAGAACCTGGTAAAGTTGTTATGGTAATTAAAGCCAATAAGCCTTCTCTTATCCGTTATGCTTTAATTGATCTGATCTGTCATGAAATTGCTGAACATCGTTTTTATGAAGAGTATCCTAATTATAAAGGAAATAGTCATAAACATAAAAAATTTCAAGAAATTGAACGGGCACTAAGAAAAAATATTGAGAAAAAAATATATGAGGAACACGAATGAAAAGAATGTTGAGCCGGATGGAAACGATAGCTAGGCTTTTCATCGACATTGCTCGGTTGGAAGAGAGAGAAAAAGTAACTGGGGAACTAGACCCCACAGTAAATAAAAAATTAGAACAAATATGTAAACTTTTGGAAGAGGAAATAAATGATGATAAATGTACAACCAAATAAAAAAAATATTGATGGAATTATTTATTGTGCAATTAATAAAATTAATGGTAAGCGTTATATAGGGCAAACAACTCAAACGTTAAAAAAGAGACAAATTCAACACCAAAATAAAGCAAAGTATGAAAAAATTGATACATACTTTGCCAATTCTCTTCGTAAATATGGATGTGAAAACTTTGATTGGGTTATTCTTGATACTTCTAATAACATAGAAGACTTAAATTTAATGGAAAAAGAATATATTTTGTTATATAATAGTGTAGCTCCTAATGGATATAATTTGCAATCGGGAGGATTAAATTTTACTCATTCTGAATTAACCAAAAAAAAATTGAGCAAAGCTCACGAAGGGAAAACTTTATCTAAGGAACATAGAAAAAAAATAGGAGAAAGTCTAAAAGGGAGAATTCATTCTAGTGAAACTCTTAAAAAATTAAGTGAGACTAAAAAAGGGGAGAAAAATCCGAATTATCAACAATTGAATGATCAAAGGATTATTGACTTATATGAAAATGGTATGTCGACAATTAAAATTGCCGAGATAGAAGGATGTAATAGTCCTGGTCCAATTTTATCTCGGTTAAAAAATTCAGGAACTCGGATAAGAAAAAATTTTGAATTCAAAAAAGGAAGTGGGCTTTTTGGTTTTCCTGGAGCTGTTTTATATTGTAAAAAAGAAATACTTAAAGGAAAACGAAATCCTTTTTCTAAGGTTTGGCAATTGATTCTCCCCACTTATAACAAAAAAAGAAAAAAATTTGGAGTTTATTTAGATCCGTTAAGTTGTACTATAATTTTTGAAATAACAGAAAGAGAATTTAAAGAGGTTCTTAAATGATACTACAAGTACAAACAAGCCATGATAATTGTGAAGTTTTTAAGAAACGTAAAATTATCAATTCTTTATTAAAAGAAACTGATATACAAGAACCAGAAGCAATGATGATTGCAAGGTCAATTGAGCTACAAGTGAAGAAAAATAAAGACCAATTAACAACTACGTCACAAATAAGAGTTTTGATGAACGCCCAATTATATATGAGAGGAGATGTCAAGGCGGCACGAGAATCAGAAAGAGTAGGAATTCCCACAATTGAGATTGATTATTTAATTAATAACCATGTAAATGATAATGCAAATTTATTAAGAGCTCCTCGAACTGTTGAAAAATTTGTTGCGGATTCTGCTTTAAAACAATATGCCTTAAATAAACTCCCTTCTGATATTGCATTAGCTCATAATAAAGGGGATATTCGACTTCATGATTTAGATTATTTTGCTACGAGGCCTGGAAATTGTATGCAGGCAGACGCTCGTTGGTTTATTAAAGAAGGACTTAAAATTGATGGAACAGGGAAACATTCTTCGGTAGCAGGTCCTGCTAAAAATTTAATGACATTGGTGAATCAACTTGGAGAAGTTTTATTATCTCAACAACAAAATTTAAGTGGCGGGCAGGGCCTTCCTTTAATGAATGTATTTTTAGCTCCTTTTGCCCGAGGTTTAAAATATAATGAAATAAAACAAGGAATGCAGATGTTTATATATAATATGAATAATGCATATGTAGATCGTGGTTCGCAAACTATTTTTGGTTCTGTTGGAATTGAAATGGGTGTCCCTAATTTTTTAAAAGATTATGATGCTTATGGTCCTAATGGAAAGAGAGTTGGAGTTTATGAAGAATTTGAAGAAGAAAGTAGGCAATTACAAAGAGCTTTTACTGAAGTGATGAATGAAGGAGATTTTTTAGGTAAGGCTCATATTTTTCCTAATTCTTTATACAATCTAAGAAATGAATATATTAAAAAAGAATTCGATGAAGATTGGTTAAAAGTACATCAGCTTTCTTCAAAATTTTCAGTCCCCTATTTTATCAATCAAGAAACTGGTTATAATGGGGTTACAAGCTCAACTATGGGTTGTCGTACTTCTTTAGGGTCTAATTTTACTGGAGACTGGGAAAAGGATACATTAAGAACAGGAAATCTTGCATATTCGACTATTAATCTTCCGCGGCTTGCATACAAAACAAGTGATTTATCAGAATTTTTAGAAGAATTAGAACAAATAATGAATATAGTAGAGGAATATCTTTTGTTAAGGAGAGAAAGGGTTGAAGCCTTGTTAAATAAAAAGAATCTTTTGCCATTTTTATTTCAAAAAAATAAGGAAGGAGAAACTTATTATAGAATTGATACGACTTCACTTGCTTTTGGATTTGTCGGAATGCATGAAACTTTATTAGCAATGGGAATTGAGGATGGGGTTATTTCTAAGGATGGACAATCTACTACAAAAATTATTTTACAAGCAATGAATGATCGAGTAAAAGATTTAAGGGAGGAAACAAATTATCGTTGGGGTGTTTTCCAAACTCCAGCAGAATCTGCGGCTAGAGATTTTGCTCTTTCTGATTTAAAATATTACCCAAAACAGGCTATTATAAATGGGGATAAAGATTCAGCTTATTATACTAATTCCAGTCATGTCCCTGTTAGCTCGGATATTTTATTACCTCAAAGAATAAAGATTGAATCACAATTTCATCCTTATACGGGTGCAGGTGCGATTATGCATGGGTGGTTAGGGGAAGAACGTTCAAGTCCCGAAGGTCTTTTGAGTTTAACTAAAAAAATAATGAATAGTAAATGTAGTTTTTTCACATATACTTCTGCTTATACTCATTGTTTTAGTTGTAACACTCGAATGGCTGGAATTCAAACAGAATGTTATGCTTGTGGAAGTAAAGAAATAGAATCATATGATAGAGTTACCGGTTATATGCAGAAGATTTCAGGCTGGAATGCAAGCAAACAAAGAGAACAACAAGATAGATATAGATATGAGGTGTGAAAATGACTAAATGTTATCCATTGGATCAATGTTGGAAATGTCCGAGCTATGATGCCGGAAGTCTTTGTACGGAAGATGAGCCTGGTAGTGAATATTATGGTAGTTATTTTTATAACTGTGATCGTGAATTCAAAAATATAATGAGTATTAGTGATTAGGTGATATCTTTGAAACAATGTTCTGGTTGTAAAGAATGGAAGGATGAAAGTGAATTTAATTTAAACAGATTGAAAAAAAGTGGCCTTCAAAATTATTGTAAAAAATGCCAGAGAGAAAGAAAGGCTGATTGGTCAAAGGATAATAAAGATAGAATTTGGGCAGACACTACAATCCGTAAACATAGAGAAAGAGGAGTAAATATTAAAATAGGGTTAGACGAATTGATCGATTTTTATAATATTTCGATGAAAAAAGGTTGTGGAATTTGTTCTATTGAAATGGAACCAGGAAATGGGGTTGTTAGTCCCAGATCTCCCTCTTTAGATATTAAAGATCCAACTCAAAAAACAATAGAAAAATTTGATGATATTCAAATAATATGTCATTATTGCAATAGAATAAAAAGTAACCGTACAATGAAAAAATGGTTTGATGATAATTTAGATTTTGTAATTAAATTTCAAAATGATTATCAAAATTGGACATAACCGTAACCTTTTAATAAAGGTGAAAAAACGATAAGTTTATATATAATGATCGACTTCTTTTAATTATAGGATGATATTATGGATGAAAAACAAGCAGCGAAAATTTTAGCAATAGTCGTAACGATTTTAGGTATAGTTTACTCGGCATTGAATAATTATCCGATTACCGGTGTTAGTCTTACCGGGGCAGCCTTTATAGTTTCTGTTGTGATTCAGGTTTTACAAGTTGTAGAAACCAATTTGGATAGTCAAACAAGAGAACTTAAAGCTGAAATCGAAGTACTTAAAAATATGTTAACGAAATAATTTCTTTAATTTTTTTTACCCAAAAGAAATAAACGTTTACTGTGATTGTTCAAAAAGAAATATATGAACTGCCGTAGTCCAACGGAAGGACGGTTGGCTTTGGACCAGCTAATGTCGGGTTCAAGTCCCACCGGCAGTATATGCGGCGTAGAAAATTGAATATTCGACAGGCTCATGACCTGTAGAGAGTCGGTTTGATTCCGACCGTCGCAATTGGGGCTGTGGTGTAATTGGCTAGCATGTTGCCCTGTCACGGCATCGATTCGGGATCGTACCCCGGCGGCTCCGTTGTGAGGATAGCTTAACGAGTAAAGCACTTTTAAATAGTCTTAGTATAGACATATACTTATTTAAAGGAAGATGGAGGTGCAAGTCCTCCTCTGAACACTTTGGGTCGGTGGCCTAGTCTGATTAAGGCGAGGGACTTTTAATCCCTAGATCGGGAGTTCAAATCTCCCTCGACTCACTTTATTTGCTATCTTAGTCTAGCAGCAAGGACGACGGACTTTCACTTCGTTAACGAGGGTGCAACTCCCTCAGATAGCATTACCCTGCGTGGGAGCGGCCTCCCAGATGGGCTGTAGACCCATCCTCTGCCGGTTCGACACCGGTCGTGGGGATTAGCTCCTCCAATAATTTTATCAGTGAGGAGGGGCTTTAATTTGCCTGCGAGGCCATATTAGAATTGGTGGCAGCCTTGTAAGCTGTTTGTTGTGGGGGCAGATCCCACCGTAGGCTCATTTGCCTTTGTAGTACAATTGGTAGTATGTCAGACTGTTAATCTGAAGATGCAGGTTCGAGCCCTGTCGTTGGCGCTTAACGGAGTGTTAGGGAGTCTGGTTAACCTTACCGGCTTAAGACCGGTGCTTAGTGCAATCGCGAGTTCAAATCTCGTCTCCGTTAAATTCAAAGAGGGGTCTTAGCTCTAATTAGAAGAGCGTCGCCTTTGCAAGGCGAAGGCTACGGGTGCAAATCCCGTAGATTCCATTAGGGTCTATGATAAGGTAATTAGAAGCCAGCAGGTCTCCAGAACCTGAAGTGTCGATGCAAGTTCGGCTAGACCCATCGGGGTTATTTCGTTAATGGTGACCTTTCTCCCCGATCAAAAGAAATGGAACCTGGAGGCGGTAGCCCGAATGAAAATTCGGGCATTTAGGGATTGTGGTCTAGTCTGGTTTAGGATTGGGCGTTTGGAACGCTTAGGTCGCTGGTTCGAATCCAGCCAATCCCATTTGTGGTTCAGTGTAAGTCTTATATTAAAACAATGACTTCCTCGGAGAGGTTGGAGAAGAATATGAGCATTATGAGGGGATGGTTCAAATCCATCCGCCACTCAATCATAATGGCGCATGTAGTGTAACGGCTAGCACTCGAGGTTGTGATCCTCGCAGACGGAGCTCATCTCTCCGCTTGTGCCCTCAATATAGAGCCGATAGCTTAACAGGGAAAGTCTGTCGCTGAAGACGGCAAGTCGGTGGTTCAAGTCCTCCTCGGCTCATTAGGTGATGATTATGAAATAATCATGAAAATCTGTAAAAATTGTAATGGCGAAGGGATTATTAGGATCCCAACAAGAAAGTATGTTATAAAACCAGAGCTAGACCCTTGGGATTATAGTGGATATTTTAACGGTAGAAGTTATCATATGAGAGTTTGTAAAAATTGTAATGGTAAAGGTGAAATATGAGTAACTGGGAAATACATAAAGACAATTTTATTTACTGTTTGGCTAATAAAATATTTGAATTGAGGCCATGTGACATTGAATCTATTAACTTTGGATATTTCAGGGTAAATTTTAATAATTTAGATGAAGTGCAAAAGATATATGTTGATGAAATTGAATTAAAAGTAAATGATTTTCATTTAGATGAATATGATTTTAAAGTTAATGGTGACTTGTCATTATCTGGTGTTCGTGTTGAGCAAATCTATTCATCTGATGGTGAATTAAGGATTACGTTGTATGATAAATTAGGAAATACATGGGAGATATATTGAATGAAATTGCCTTCAAAATATAAAATAGATTTGCCGGATATTCCAATAATCGAAAGTCATTTTAGAGATTCTGTTGTGTGTGCAGCTTGCCACCAATATATATTGGTCGAGAAGAATAATAATTTTACAAACGAAAAACATATATATCATTATGCAGAGATGGTTGGTTATGATAGTAGATCTATTAAAAGGAAAAATTGAAGATGAAGATAAAATCTATGGTTGTCTTTATGAGGTTCTTAGACCATGTTGTAACGATATGGATATTGGTTTAAAGTATCATCACATTATAAGTAGTGGCATTGAAATGGAGATTCCTGACCATGAAGATAATGATTTTACTAAGCCAATTGAAGGTGGTTTAACTATATCTCATTGTCCTTGGTGCGGAGAAGTAATTGCATGTCTTAACCCTTGGACCCCATTTAGAACGGCTGACATGCTTGATAAATTAGCACCAAAATCGTATTTCTGGTTGTGATTAAAATGGTTAAAATCCAATGTGAAAGTTGTAAAGAATTTAGAGAAGATACTATAATATGGAGACATGGAAATTATTGCCCAGATTGTAGTTTTGAGGATTATGATATGATAAAGGTGGAAAAAATGATTAAACCTTATCCTTATGAAGCGTATAGAAAAGCATTTAATTTAATGGTGGATGAAGCTGCCGAAATGTTTGACTTATATGAAGGAGATAAATTTACGATTGGATTTAATGCTTATGCTCCTTGGCAATTATTATACCTACAAGACGGTAATTGGCAACCAACGATTCGAATGTATGAAGATGATGATAACTTTAAATATTTTTGGGAGATGGCATATAGTGCAACACCTGCTTATGGGTGCTATTTAACTCTCAAAAAAGGAGATAGTCATTTTACTGAATTTCATGGAGAACGTTGTTATGCTAAGAATGAATATTTTGAATTTATGCCAACATTTATGTTAGAAAATAAAGGTGATTAATAGGGCTTATGGTGTAATTGGAGAGCATGAAGGTCTTCGAAATCTTCGATCCGGATTCGAGTTCCGGTAAGCCCATGAGCACATGGCCGACCGGATTAGGTGACGGGTTGCAACCCCGTAGAAGCAGGTTCGATTCCTGCTGTGCTCTTTTATGAGGTATGGCGTAGTTATGGTTAACGCATCCGTCTGATACACGGAAGATCGAGGGTTCAATTCCCTTTACCTCAATATTAGGACGCTTAGCTTAGTTTGGTTAAAGCTGCGGGCTCATAACCCGACGATCGCCGATTCAAATTCGGTAGTGTCCATTGCCGCGGTGGCAGAGAGGTTATTGCGCAGGATTGCTAATCCTGGTCGCTTCGGCGGCTCCTCGGTCCGAATCCGAGTCGCGGCGTTATGAAAACAACATCAGAATTATTTGAAAAATGTGAATTGGGAAGAGCAATGTTTGAAGGTATAGGGTATATTTTATGTGAATCTTCTTTCCGAATAGTAGTGGATGATAAATATTATAATGATAGTCTTGACATTATAGATAATTGTCCTTTACTAATAAGATTTAAAATATGGTTATCATGGAAATTATATCATTATGGTTGTGAGTTCTATGGTAAAGGAATAGAATAATATTGCCGACTTGACAGAGTGGTAATGTGATGGATTGGAAATCCATGCTTCTTCGGGAGCTCGCTGGTCCGAATCCAGCAGTCGGCGTTGCGTCGGTGCTAGAATCAGGTTAATAGGCTCGGCTTGAGACCGAGAGCCTCGTAAAAAGGGCATCCAGGTTCGAATCCTGGTCGGCGCGTTTAAATTTTCCCTCGTAGCATAATGGAATTGCTTTCGACTTCTAATCGAACGAATGGGGGTTCGAATCCCCTCGAGGGAGCTTAGCGACCTTAGTTTAACTGGTTAAAACTCCTCATTGCCAATGAGAAGATTTGGGTTCAAGTCCCAGAGGTTGCATATGTTTGCTATATTGATAGATGGTGAAAATGAATTACTCGAATTAATTGACGATGAAAATTGGGAACTCCATGATTTAATTATTTCCAATGACAAATGGTATTATATATTAGATATTGAAAAATTAAGCGAAGATTCTGTTAGATATAAAGTCGAAAAAATAGAAAGAGAGAGAAAATGAGATTTAGAATGAGTGATAAACCATTTTCATTTAGAAAAGGGGATACTATCTGGACTTACGATCATTGGTTTATTTATATGATTAATGAGAATGAAGAAAATGTTTTAGATCGAGAAAAACTTGTGGCTGTATTTATTGGAGGTGATAGGTTTGGAGAGACCCCAAAAGACCTTGCTCCTTTACTTGCTGGCGATTATTGTGAATTTTTGAACTCCAAATACATAGACAAGAATTTTAATGAGGAATGGGGTAAAGTAGATGTCGAGGCAAGGATTAAATATCATGAGGAGCAAATAAAAATACTAAAGAGTGGAGAATATTATTGGAATGAAAATGGTGATGGGGTCGAACAATGTTAAATTCAGATGTTGATGAAGAGAAACTTAAAAATGGGGAATATTGTAGAAAAGAAGTTCCCGGATGTTTCTGTAAAGTAGGGTGGTCAGAAGAAAGAAGATGCCCCGAATGTGGTGGCGCTTGGGATTCTTATTGTGTTTGCCCACCAGTTGAAAGAATATTTAACAAGCGTGATTAGTGACAATGGTTAACACCCGACGCTTCCAACGTCGAAATAGGAGTTCGAATCTCCTATCACGCATTATGGCGTATAGCATAGTCTGGTAATGCACCTCGTTTACACCGAGAAGACCGTCGGTTCGAATCCGACTACGCCAATAACTATTTATATAATGTTCAACTTACTTCTTTTTATGACAATCGAAAAAATTTGTAAAAGTGTTCTTCGCAAAATAACACCGACTACTGAAGAGGAGGATGAACTCTCTTTTCTATTTATAAACCTCCGTGATCGCTTGCAAGAATATTTTGGTGAAGAAATAGTAATAGAACTTAATGGGTCTGTGGCTAAAGGGACTGCGCTTCGTGGTAATAGTGACTTAGATATCTTCTTGAAATTTCCAATAGATACTCCAAAAGAAAGTTTCAAAAAAATAGTAGAAAAATTAAAAAATTTTTTAGAAGAGTTTGGATTAAAAGTCAATTTAGAATATGCTTCTCATCCTTATATCCATAGTAAATATGGAGATATTGAGGTTGATGTTGTACCTTGTTACAATATTGTGGAAGGTGAAGATATAATCTCGGCCGTAGATCGTAGTCCGCATCACACACATTATGTGATAAAGAATCTATTTGGAGAACAAAAAAGGGAAGTAAGATTACTGAAACAATTTTTAAAAGCTACTGGAGTTTATGGGGCCGACGAAGAGCATCGAGGATTCAGTGGCTATTTATGTGAGCTTCTCGTAATTGAATATGGTTCTTTCATAAATGTGTTAGAAAGTGAAATAAAAGATTATAGAGATATTGGAGGAGTTATTCATTTTTCCGATCCAGTTGATAAAAATCGGAATGTGGCCGCAGCTCTTGGAATTGAATCATATTCTAAATTTGTAATCGCGGCAAGAAAGTTTCTCGAAATTCCCAGTTTGAGTGCATTTGATATAGGGGAACCTATAGATTTTTCGATAGATTTTTATAAGCAACGATTTAACGATTGCCAGAGTGGAGGATATTTAATTAAAATTTTTTCTATCTCGAATAATAAAGAGATCTTGCATTCTAAAGCTCGTAAATACATGAAAAGTATTCAGCAACTAATCGAAGACCATGATTTCACAATATTAAGTATAAATTATCATATTGTTGGTTTTGATATTTATATAATTGTGGAGGAAGAAATCGGTTACATCCCTCCTCTATTTAAAAAATCAGAGGGGCCATCTATTTTTGCAGGAAAAGAGGCTTCAAACGGTTTTATAAAAAAACATGGTGAAGAAAATATTTTTGTTGAAGAGGATAAATTGATGACATTTATTCCAAGAAAATATCAGGACCTCTCTTCTTTGCTAAAAGATAATTATTCCAATGTTAGTGTAATTTATTGATCCAAATGCAAAAGTTTAAATAATAAGACATTCTATCACATTAATTAATGACCTTTTGGTCAAAAGAATTTTTCCGATCATTTGATCGCGATCGAACAATACTATTTTTAAGGAGGAAAAAATTATGGATACATCAAATACAAACGTTTTTGAGGACACTGAAACTGAACAAATGTGTTTTTCATGCAAAAGTCTTACAACTGAATTAAATTACAGTTTATATAATGTAGAAGATATTACTGAAGGTGTATGTGGAAACGCAGAAGCTGTGGCAGTAAGGTTACTTTCTACAGGAACAAGCCCAACTGTTCTAGCACAAGCTGGAATAGCTGAAAGGGTAGGCCCTGCTTTAAGCACATCAAACGCATGTGCATTTTACGTGCAGATGGCAGACTGGAAAGTAATGAACCAAGATACCGGTTCAGACCCCGGAATGAAAGAAGAACATTTATCTAACGGATAGACAAAACATCTTTTTTATTTTTTTTAATAGAGGTGAATTAAACGACAAATAGACCAATTTATTTAGCATCGGATATAATCTACAACAAAAATAGTACAGATCCAACTGATATGAACCATTTAAACTTATTACTAACTTCTTTAAAAGCGAAAGGATTAAACGCTCAAACAGTGGCAGTTGGAGCAGATAGTCATTGGGATGTCTTTAAAACAGCACCTGATGATGCTTTGATTGTAGATATTTATGGTGGTATGGACCCGGGGATAATATACGAAAAAGGAGATATAGGTTATAAGAGAACATTAGGGAACAGAAGAGACGCTCTTGTATATATCTTCAGTCATTCAACTATGCCCTTAATAACTAACAGATTGTGGCTAGCTAGGGATAAACAGGACAATTATGATGATAAAACATTTACGGGTATTGCACATCCTGATTTATATGTACGGACCCAGGGAGTTTCCTACATTGAAGGTGTAACATTCGCAAATATAACTCCTATTGTTACTTTCATAGCTCATGAGGCGGCATTGGTGGCTAGTTCACTAACAGTATATCAGGTCCAGGATGGTATAAATAGAGTTAATGCATACTATGAACTTATGAAAAGATTGCCTAAGACGGTTAGTTTTCCAGGTGAGATACTATCTTTCGAGGATTTCACCAGGTTAGTTGTATATAAAGGACTGAACTATGATTTCCTACAATATGGTATGGCTAGCGTAACAACTGAACCAGTTACAGGAGTTTAAGGATATGATCCATAGTATATATTCATTTGCTTTTTCTCCAACTGAGTATCTTACAGCTTCTTTTTTTGAAAATATGGAATCATTAGGATGTACTGATGTAACTATGACCGTAAACGGTTTAACATATGCGGAAGTTAAAATACTATTAGAAGCTTATTTAAAGAACATGGAAACTACTAAATTAAGATTAACTCCTTGTTATGCTGTTTTAAGTTATTTCACTCCTTCAAGTGTTTCTACTTTCTTAAAATATGTTTCAGAATTAATTTCTGAACTAGGAATTGTAGGTTTCAGCACTGATGACTTTGTAGTAAATAGTAATTGGAAGGCAGCTCAATTAAAAACATTTGCAGAAGATTTCACAAATACAATCCATGAAGCGAATCCTAAAGCCAAAAGTTCAGCACCCTTTTACGAAGGTGGTAGTGGGGTTAGTGCAGCGGCATTAGTACCCTTTTTTGATTTTATAATCCCAGAACTTTATCGAAGACCTGCAGAGAACGATAACCCACCAAAAGACCATACATGGGTTAAAAATACTTTAAATAAGTATATTGCAGAAGTTGGAAATGCTAATAAAATATTACCTGCTGTCGCTACTTGTGATAGCACCGCTGGTATTCCCATCACTCCATTTCCGGTTGCTGATATTTTAGAAGATGTTAATATTATTTTGGGTAGTAAAACTGCGGGATATGTTTATTGGGTTTGGGATCCGTGGGATCATTATTGTCCTGTGAATTTAACATTTCCCAAAGGAGGTTAAAACTAAAATGACAGAAACAATTAATATTCTAGTATTCAGTGGGACTGGGGTTGGACAGAACTGTTTCCCCAACACTATTTCTATACTTAAAAACGCAAAACCATATAATGGTTATACCTTCCAAGTAGATAAAACAGTAACTCTTAACGCTGCAATCATGAAAGGATACGATGTTATAATATTACCTGGAGGGGATGGAGCTGAATCACTATACATTAACAACCCTAACGTAAACGGTAAAGACTTATTAACTTTTGTAGAAAACGGTGGCGGAGTTGTAGCAACTTGCAGCGGTGCTTACGCAGTATCTCATAATGTAACGGGTGGTCCAACTTATTTAGGTTTTAACTTAGCACCCGGCATCACTTCAATTGTTTATGCAGTTGATGGTTTGGTGGATATTGAGTTTACAGATGAAGGAAATGCCATATTTGGGAGAACCGGAACTTTACAAATAGATCATGAATCTGGTCCAGCTTTTCAAGTTGCCAGTGGTGTAGTTTTAGCAACCTTTATTAATGGAGATTATAATGGTTATCCTGCTATTGTGATGGATACCCCAAATGAAAAAGGTAATGTGATTCTTTTCAGTCCGCACCCAGAATTAACACCACAATATCCAGATATGTTATGCAATGCAGTTATAAATGTTTATGGAGGTAATAATGTGACCAATATAGATATATCAACAAGTTATGATGAAATACCACTTTCAAATTTTAAGGCAATGATTGTATGGGTACAAAATTATATTACAACTCATAAATCTCAATCAAACCCAAATCCAACGCAGGTATTTATAAATAGTTCACAGACTGGGAATTATATAAACTTCCACACGTACCTAGGAATGCTTACTAGATATGATGCTTTCTACAAAGCAAATCACAGGTATCCTAATCAGATAGCGGTTAATGTAGTGCCAACACCTCCAGCGCCAGCTGTTGGATCTGATTTATGGGTGTTGAGTACCATTGAAAATAGATTTAACGTCACAATCAAAACCAAAGAAGACCTTTACAATCTTGTTATTAAAGAAGGTGTTTACGCTGAATATGATAATCGTAAATATTCAATTATAGATGCTGTAAATAATTATGCATGGAGTAGTGGAATTAATTGTGCGGACTGGGTAGAATGTATTGGAAACCCAGTGTTAAGAGCTTTGGGTTACAGAATAGGTGTTGATTTTTGGGATATTGATGGCATGGTAACCTGTTCAGATGGAACTTACGGCCATTACTGGATTACTTTTAATAATTCAATAGCAGTTCAAACATGGACAGCTTCCACAAATCCAAATTTCTACGATTTAGCGGGAGCGGCTGAAATGCAGAGACCTATGGGTACTTTGATTTGTAATGAAGGTACTTGTCATGTTGGAGATTATCAAACAGATATAAATTCTTAAATTCATTATGAAATTAAATGTTCCATATAGTATTTTTAGAAAAGAATATTTTGAAAAACTCAACAGAGATTCTCAAGATTATTTTATAAATATTTTAAAAAGAAACGGAGAATTATAGATGGTTAAATATAGAAAAGGGAAAAAAGGGTTTAGGCAAAAGACGAACATATTAAAGTATAAGGATTATAGAATTATTGAAAAGATAGCACTTCCAGGTTTCCCTTTAGGATACGCTTCTGGTGTTAATCTATCTCAAATGTTCTTAAATGACAAATTAGGCGATTGTGCTTGCGCGTGTACACTCCATTTAAGGGAAGTTTTTACCTCAATGGGTGGTATTGCTAAATTATTTACGGATACAGATGCTGAAAATCTATATGAAGGTGGTTGTGATTATAACCCCAAAGACCCTAGCACTGATCAAGGTTGTGAGTTTTCAACACTTCTCCAATATTTAAAGAATCAGGGAATAATCAGCTCATTTCTACAGCTTGACAATACAAATATCAATGAGTTTTACGAGGTTATATATTATTTCGGTGGAGTATTTGTCGGCGTACAACTTCCACAAAGTGCTGAAGATCAATTTAATAATGGAGAGGTATGGGATGTTGTTCCAGATGATGGTGGAATACTAGGTGGTCACGCAATCGGCGGAGTAGAAGCATCTGCTAAAACAACTACATTGAAAATTGTAGGTGTAACTGCCAAAGGTGATTTAATAGTATCTACTTGGGGCGGATTAATTCCTATGACTCCTGCCTTCTTTAATAAATACGTTGATGAAGGATGGTTAGCGTTTGACAAAGAGATTTTGAATGCTCAGGGTGTAACACCAGCAGGATTTAATTTCGCTCAGTTAGAAGCTGATGAACAAGCAATCACTGGTCAAACCCCACAACCTGTTTCCAACACACTCCCCACCTATTTAGCTGTAGATCCTGTAACTGCTGCTCCCGGCGCACAAATTCAGTTAACCGCCGATTTAATAGAAACAGACAACAATGAATATATCGGAGGAGAAAATGTAATCTTTTCAATAAGTGGAAAAGAAATTGGTGCTGTAGCAACAGATAAAAATGGGAAAGCAACATTGAATTACACTATATCTCAAAAAGCTGGTACATATCCAATAGGAGTAACTTTCGCTGGCGATGCAACTTATGCACCAACTGTGGGAAATAATACGCTAACGGTAACGGGAACAACCCCTAATCAGGGGGTGGTCGAGCTTTTAGAAGAAGCGATCAAATTTCTTGGAAACCCTAGTTACGCGAATAATCAAAAAGCAGAAGGATTAATTAAAGAGGTTATAAATTCTTTATAGGAATTTATATTTTTTTTAATCCTAAAGGTAAACGTTTATCAATAGAAAGTTATATATATAACTTTTGTTCAATAGAAGATTATGGTTAATGATGCAAATGACCCTCGACGTTATTTTCGTTTTAATGAAGAGGGTAGAACATTAAAAATAAGTGAATTAATTACCAGATTAACAGAGATACAAAAGAATTTTGGAGATCTCCCAGTCTATACATTTGACGCGAAAAGGGCATATTCTACTCCTGTGTATAATACGAAAATCGTACCCAATCAATATGTTTTGTTAGAATGAAAATTAAAAGTAATAAAAGAATGGCATGAGGAAATAAAATGAAGTTTGGGGAATATGAATATCCATCGGGATATATTAAATTTATGAAAAAAGAAGGAATGAATTTATTAAAACCTTATATTGAATTAATAGAAAATAATAAAATTAAAGGTTTTACTCAAATATGTTTAGAAAATGCTCCAGAATATTTTTGGATTATCCCCGCAGCGATATCAGAAAATCGACATCCTCTTTTTGCTCGTGAGTTAGGAGGGACTGTAAAACATTCAGCAGTTGCTACATACTTTGCAGAACAACTTTGTAGGGCTTATGGAATAACCGAAATTGTTAGGGATTATATTTTATGTGCTGTTCTTCTTCATGATACTTGTAAGAGGGGGGTAAAAAAATATGATATGGATTATTTTCCTATTCATTCTTTATTACCGAGGCTTCGATACAACAAATATCAACTTAGAGGGAGAATAGAGAAAGAAGGCTTCAATGAAATAATGAGGTTAATAGAGAGTCATATGGGAGATGTTTCAGTGGATTATGTAAAAAAGACAAAAACTCTCATATCGAAAGATATGGATTTGTCTCAGCAAATCGTTTATTTAGCTGATTATATTTCAAGTAGGCCAAAATTAAATTTTGAGGGGATAAAATGAGTGGAAAATTAGAAACAGAAGTAAAATTAGTAATATTAATTAGAGAAGATTTGCCAATGAGTCCTGGTAAGTTTGCAGTTCAAGTTACACATGCAACCAGTAAAGCAATGATGCGGGCTAGTGATGAAATAATTGACAAGTGGAACGAACAATGTATTAAGACTATAATTTTAGCGGTTCCTGATTCTTACGAATTAGTAAATCTTGAATATAAGCTTGATAATACAGGGATAGCACATTATCTTGTAACTGATTTAGGAGTAACGGAATTTGGAGAACCTACTATTACATCTATGGGAATATTAGGGGAATCAGATAAAATAGATGAGTATACAAAAGATTATAAACTTTTTAAACCTAATGAAGAGTTTTTAGAACGCTATAATATAGACGGGGAACAAACTCAAGATGTTATGAAATGGATAGAAGAAAAACGACAAGGTGATTAAATGGGAATGTATACTACATTACATTGTAGATGTAAAGTTAAAGAAGAATATGAAAATGAACTTTTTAGAATTCTTTATTTTGATAACGAATGGAGAAAATCTACTATTCCAGAAATAAGTGAATTCGGAAAAGATGAGAGGGCATTTTTTATTAGTGCAATTCTTGATGATGAAGAAGAACATATTTGGATTTTTAGTGCAGACCTTAAGAATTATGACAATACTTTAGAACATTTTATAGATATAGTTTTAACAAAAATCTGCGAAGAAATTTATGAATTAGAAACAGAGTATGAAGAAGATTCAAGTCCAAGCATTTATGAGTTGCTAGAAAGAGAAATTGTGTTAGTAAAAATGGGAGAAAGGGATTATTAATGACTGATCTTCCAGTTCCAAAAAATAACGAAAATGATAAAATTTTCCACTTAAGATGTATGAACGATGAAAATATGGTTATAAATTACCCGGATTTTAGAATAAGGGAGAGCATATGTAGGGGAATTTGGAGTAGGGTACAAGGAGGTGGTTAGATGCCATTACCCGCACCACAAAATGGTGAAACACAATCAGGTTTTGTTACACGTTGTATGCATGCGATCGCAAATGACAAAACTTTCAAGTCACAAAAACAAAAAATCGCTGTGTGTGAAGCACAGTGGGCAAGAAATACAAATAAAAGAGAGAAATAAAATGAAAATAATTTTAATAGAATATTGTATCGATTGTTGTTTTTGTAAAGAACAACCTTCTAAAAAAATAGATTGGGATTATTTTTGCACTCATCCACAAAGAGAAGGGTTAATTAAATCAGTAGGAGATCAAGAAGAAGCTTTCTACCCTCCAAATGATTGTCCTCTAAAAGATTACCAACTCAACAGTGAATCACAACAAGAACTTGAATCCTTTGTTTTAAGAGGGGAAAAAATAAAACATGCCATGACTAGAAAAAATCATTCTTGAGGTATAGCTTGAACACTACACCCTTTTACATATTCTATTTTTAATAACTCTTTTTCTATTTTTTGCTCAAGATCATAAGAGTCATCTTTCGCAATAATTTCTATTTCTAAATATGTATATGCACCCGCAACATTGATTTTTAATTCTTGAACTTTTTCTACGCCCTCTATTCTATTTGCCCGCTTATAAATATAATCATAAAGTCCTTCAGGTACATGACCTAGTATATTCTTTGAATTGTCAAAGCCAATTTCTATTGATGTCTTAAATATCAATACACAAACTACAATACCTAAGATTGGGTCAGCAATGGGAAAACCAAAGATACTTATAAGTATACCAAAAAAAACTGCAAGTGATGAAAAAATGTCCACGAATTTATGCTTGCCTATTGCTATAATAGCTGAGCTGTTGATTTTTTTTCCAGTTCGCAAAAGATATGTCGCAATAAAGAAATTAACTCCAAATGCTATTAATGCCATAACCGCAGTATATAGATCGGGTGAGGAATATTGGTGTAAAAAAAGCATGGCGGATAATTTTGCCCAAGATTCCAATAATATTTCATAGCCGACAACCGCCAGGAATCCGGCTATAATAAGACCAGCTAAATTTTCAATTCTTCCAAAACCGTAAGGGTAGTCTTCATTTGCAGCTTTTAATCCTATCTTGAAAAAAATCATTGTTATAGCTGACGCTAATACATCAGAAATATTATCTCCACCACTTGCTATTAAAGCACTGGAGTTTCCTATTATTCCAATAGTTAAATTCAATACTGCTAATGCAATATTAACTATAATCCCAAGTATCGATGCGCGGGTACCAACTTCTTCTCGATCCATTTTAATGACCTATAATTTTCGTATAATAAAGAATAGTTATTATAACAGATGTGAAAGTAGCAGTTAAACCTATAACTGCTATAAGAGTACTTATACCATATTGTCTTTCTTCACTGTAATCGCTGTGTACTCGATCTTCGGTTGTGTCCGCTGATTCTAAAGCAGTTAAACGGTTACAAGAATCTTTATCGGCTTTATACATTTCTTCTCTCAATTCCCAGAGTTTCTGCCAAGTCATATCATCCATGATTGATCACCATAGCTGTAAGTTTCATGCCCAAAAGTTTTCCGATAGGATCTAAATAAGAGGGAGCATGCCATGCGTTCCATGATGCAGCACTTGTATAAACAGTGACTAGAGCTATAACAATTAAAGCTGCAAATTCATACCAACGCCATCTATGGTCTCGAATCCTTTCTTGAATTGATATTTTCTTTTCAACCTCTTTCTCAGCTTCTTCTTTCCCTTCTTTTTTCCCTTGCCGATTTGCCATATCTGTAAGAACTAATTCACGAGTATTAATAAGAATTTCTATCATGGTTTCATCTTGCTTATCGAGAGTTTCTAACTTTTCTTTCGTAAAACCGTTAGCATATACTTTTTCTCCAATAGTACGTTGGAGATGACTAAATTGTCCTTCTAATCCAGAAAGACTTTTTTGCATGACTCCTTGATTAACTTTCATCTCATCAATTTTTCCAGCAAAAGTAGTATCAACTTTTGTGAAATTTTCAGCTCTTTTTAAAGCGGCCTGATCAATTTCTTCAGCTCTTCGTTCTACCCGATCAATTTTAGTTTCAAGTAATTCTTTATCATGACTATTGGTTATTGCTTTAATACCAAGTTCCTTTTCTATTCTACCTTGTGATTTATTAAGTTTTTTAAACTCATTTGAACCATCTTCCATCTCACTTTCAATGTTGTTTAATCTTAAATCAATCTCCGTAAATTTATTAGTATGACTTATAATTATCTTAGTATCTTCATGTCCCATTTCCCCCACCGTCCTAATAACCTATTCTTTTTTTAACTTTCTCTTTTATTTCATTCTCAGAAATATAACATGTTCCGATTCCGCTCGTTTCTACTTCATAAAAAGCAAAACCATTTGAATCAAAATCTCCTTCTTCTGTCATATAGACAACTTGCCCATTTAACGCATCAATTATAGTACACGTTCTTTCAATCACTTCACCTGTATTAACTCGAATAAAAAGAGTAACTGTATCCATCCCACTTAAATCGATAGGATTTCCACATTGATCTTTAAAATTAAAAATACGCCTATATCCATAACTGCCTTCTTTAACAGTCATTTAATCACCTTCGCATTTGCTTGCTTGGAATATGTTATAATAGCATCAAAAATATCTTCTACATTAACAATAACATCATATTCTTTTTCTAATGTAACAATTAAATCGTAATATTCAGTTAAGAAAATCTTAACAATCTCATCAAGGCCGTAACCCTCATCAACTAACAATACACCAACTTGAACAATTGCTTGCTCAATAGTTACTCCAATATCATTAATAGTCAAAGTTGTATTTACTACAGCGTTATCAACGCTGTAACCGAAATCTTTTATTAACAACGAACTTAATAAGGAGATAGCTTCGCTATCTGTAGCATCGTCTTCAATTAGAAGACCTATTAAAAATAGTAATTTTTCTTTTATTATCCCTGAATCGTAAAGTGTGAATAAATTGTTAAGATTAACAATATCTCTTAAGAATCCAAGGTCATTTAAAGATAGTGTTGATTTCATCAACACATTTTCAATATCTGTTCCACTGTCTTGTAAGGAAATTTTGCCCTGAACTACCGGTAAATCAGTCGCTTGCCCTATATCAAATAGGGTAAATTTGTTTAAAATATCTACTATATCTTCGACTGTGCCACTTTGATTAATTATGAACTGGATTAAAACAGAAAGCGTCTCTGACATTTCGCCGGCATCGGGGATAGTGAGTGAGGAAGCGATTGAGATATTTTCAACTGTGTCTAAGCAACAATTTCCGTCGGCGAGCATGAAGGCTACTTTGATAAGTAGGTTATCTTGCCATAGGAAATTGGAATCTGATATAGCAGATAAGATTTTAAGAGTAATTAAATCAACCCAATTTAAGTCGTTATCTGGTATAGAAAATTTATTTTTGATTGTTAAAATATCAGACCATGCTAAATCACTGTCTGTTATCTTTAATTTACTTGCTATTGAGATTATTTCATTCCATAATGAATTAGCGTTTGATATTGAGACTTTTGATTTAACTAAGAGTGTATCAAGCCATGATAAGTCATTATCTGCTATTGTTAATTTATTTTTTACTAATAATGAATCTAACCAACTTTTATCACTATCTGATATTGTAAATTTACTTCCAACCGATATACTATCTACAAATGCTTTATTTGAATCTGTTACGGTTGGTTTAACACTCACTTGTGGATTATCAGTCCATGCTTGGTTGCCATCGGATAATATTACCTGTAAAATATCAGATAAATCACTGGTTAATCCTGCACTGAACGTTACATGATTATCGACAGTGTATCCGTTGGTTGCTCGGTTGCTGATGTCGCTGTCGGTTCTTTTAGTGTTGGAGATAGTTTCGTAACTTAATAATGAATCATAATAATTAGAAGAGTTATTATTCCCAATATAATAAGTTCCCGCAACCGTTGGAAGATATGGGGTGCTGGTTGTGATTTGTGTGCCTGTACTTCCATCTACAGTTAGTATTATGCTTGTTGAATCCCATCTTGCAGCCAACTTATGATTTCCTGCTGTTAATGCTGTTGAATATGTTGCTGTGCTTGAATTTCCACTATTATCGCTTGTTTGGAAGACTAAACCTGTTCCTACTTTGTAATAAAGACTGATTAAATCGTTTCCGCCGTTAGAGTGTGTTGATAAGTCAAATATTGTGCCTGACGGTGCTTTAAGCATGGAATTAGTTATATAGAACTGTTTTTCAATCGTTCCAGCACTTAAATTCAAAACATTACTCGGAATGGTGCAGGTTACAGCGTTACGGGTTGTTCCTCCGAGCGTCCAACTGGTAGGGTACGCTTTCTGCTCTAACTGGAGCATATCGACGTAGAAAGTGATTGCACTTTTATATACAGTCGCACAACTGAATGTATGGGATGTACTCGTTGATGTGAAGGTTGCAGATACATATTGCCAATTTCCAGTTCCAGTATAGTAATAAGAAGTTCCAGTAGCCGAAGAACCCAAATAAAAAGGTATTCCTACCGGGAATATTACCCATCCACTCCATGTATAACTTACTGAACTTGTAAGTCCTGAAATATTAACATATATTCCTTCATGATTATATGCACCATCTGTTATACATTTAAGTGATTTTGAACCTTGTTGTGCGTAATCGGTTGATGATGATAAAGTTTCAGCTCCAGTATAACCATTAGCTGTTTGTACTCCAGTAAAACCAGTAGTATTTCCTCCTGAATCCGTACCTGTAGATTGATTCGCTGTTAATAGGTTGGTAGTCGCTTCTTCCACTAATAAGCCACTTTGTAAACTGTAACCTAAATCGTAGCTACTACCCCCATATGCCCAGTTATGGGCTGTACTGCCTGTTTCAAGTTGTACTGAATCAATATAGAAGGTTATGGCTTGTTTTGTGTTAGTGTAAACATAAATTGGTGTGCTTGTTGAATTAGCAGTAAAAGAATAAGTTACCTGTTGCCATGTACCTGTTCCGGTGAATGTGTTACTAACACCATTTATTTTAAGCACCATTGAAGCATTCAATGGAGCATTAACCATTACTTCGCCAATGTAAACCGTTCCGACTACTGTTGTAGTAGATGATAGATATGCACCTTCATTAACTGCATTACCCGGTGTTACAACCTTTAAACTTCTAAGTCCTTGATATGGAGTGTAAGGTGAAACAGAGAGTGTTGCACTGGCACTTGAAGTAAATCCAGTCGTAACATTCGTGGCTAACCGGCAATCATCCACATAAAAGGTGATTGCTTGAGCAGTAGTAACTGTACAAATGTATACACTTACAGATGTATCTGTTGCGTGTTGTCCCATTAATTCCACATATTGCCAGTTACCAGTACCTGTGAAATATAATCCTGCCCATGTACCACCTGAAGGATTCCCTGCAAAAAACATCCGCATATTAGCATTTAATGGTGCTTTTACCCAAACACCCGTAATATAATTAGTTGCAGGAGATGTAGTTTCTCCAATAAGATATACACCTTCATAGGTGCTAACTCCTTGTGTTACAACTTTTGAACTCTTCGTTCCACTATGTGCCTGTTCTGTTGATGATGATGTAGTTGAAGTATTATAAGCGTTAAATCCAGCAGTTGTACCAAGTGTATCTGTTCCAGTCTGCACATTCAAAGGTAAGAGCTCAGGATTACTGGTATCACCACCATCACTCTGGGAATTAGTTAAAAGGTTAGTAACCGTACCTGTAGGCATTAACTTACTAAACTGGGGCGTATTTGCTGAAATGGAATTACCATAACTGTCGTATGCACTACCAGTCCTAGAATAAGTAACAGGCATCAGTCTTTTCCCCCATTGTAAATTTCATTCCAAACAAGCATATAAACTAGTTCAGCAGAAACTGGATCGTTATACATTCCAAGAGATTTCCGGTTTTTATTATACCCAATTTTTGAGTTCCATACTCTACAATGTGGTTCAAGATGTTTGTTTTTATAAGTAACTCCTGTAAATCCAAATATTCCTTTACCATGTTGTTTTTGTGATACAGTTCTCCTTAATTCTTTAGGACGTTTTTGACCGTAAATAGGATTATTCTTTCCTTTTGAATGTTGGGAAATAAGTTTTTTAGTTTCATCGGTATGTTTCCTATCTTTACTAGCCAAACCTATTTTTAATTTAGATTCAGGTGAGTGTTTAAACCCGAAAAGTCCATCTCCACCTTCTGTACTATTATATCCAATGTCACGATCCATTGATTCATAGCGTGCAATATGTAACCTTTCTAACATTTTTAAGGTTTTCAGATCATTATGTTCATCAATAATTTTCCATGAAAATCCATTTTCACCACACTTACGAATAGCTCGATGAAAATAGGATTTATCTACATTATTCCTTGCATCACTGTAATGGGCTAATTTCCGTATTGATAACCCTTTAATTGTCAAACCTATATATCGTTTCCCATTGATGGTATTGGTTGCACAATAAATAATTCCCATTTTCAAACTCCTTAAACGTTTCCTGCTCTTGCATACGATATTACACTACTAACCATATTATTACCTTTTCTTTTTAAATGCTTATTACTTCGTTATCTTGTACTATAACGAAGTAGAATTTTACCTTTTCACAATCATCGGTGGTTTCGCCATGCTTTGCATAATTTGTGTAACATCAACATTAACCGTACCACTCGCCGCCTGACATAAAACCCTTAATATAAGTTCCTTGGCAACCGTTGATTTATAATTTATACTTAAATTCTGTGCTGTCGTAACATTCGCAGCGTTTACAGTAACCAAAGGCGTAGCACTTGAATCTATCAACGGATCATTTGCCGGATCAATAATCTGCAACTGCATAGTCATCCCCAAAGCACTCAAAGTTACCGGAACATTAAACGGTTTAATAAGTTTATTCGCCGGTACTGTGAACTTGAAATCTCCAAATACGGGTGCAGTTGTTGATGTTGGATTAAAAACTAGTTTATTAATTTGAGGTGTACTACCGTTTAATTGAGTTGTAATCATACCGCCAGTCATCCATGCAGCATAATTACCCGTGAGTTGTTGATGGTCAAAACTTTCAACAACAGCCCAATTAGGACGGTCAATTATAGCTGAACTTAATGCTACACTCCCACTGCTTAAATTAAATAAACAATTATAAAGTTTACCATAAGCTGCTTCAAAAAATGGATTGCTACCCGTGACATTTAAAACAGTGTTTACCATTTTAAATTCATACATACCATTTCCGTATAAAACTGTTGGATTACCCATACTATCTTCACCAGATAATTGGCAATTATGAAAATTTCCACCCCCCCACGTTATACTAGCTAATGCTTTGAAAGTACAATTATTAAAAGTGTTTGTTAATCCTCCAACATTGTAAATGGTAGCTAAATCATTAAGATTTTCCCCTATACAATTATTAAAAGTAGAATTAACCATTGTTCCACCATATTGTGATGGGTAAGTAATATCCGAACAGAAAAAACTACAATTATTAAATGTTAATAATGAACTTATACCTGCTGGGATTGATTGGAACATACAGTAATTGAATGTACTTAAGATTAAGTTTTCAACTGCATCACCTACATCTATACCACCTAAGAAACTGCAATGATTAAGTGTCCATCCTGATGAACTAGCATAACCTGCATTAAATGTTAATTCCGGTACTATTGCAACACCTGTTAAATTGACATTATTCATTACAGATTTGATTAGTGGATAATATCCGGGAGATGCACCTAACTGGTTGATCAATATTGGTCTTGATGCTATTGATACATAATCCCCTTTTAATCTAGCTGTTTGAAGTCCAGAACTTAAAGTAATGGTTTTAGTGGTTGCATTATAAGATGAAACCGTATATACCATTCCAGTAGTTTCACTCCAATTAACACCGAATGTATTACCACTGCCAATTATTATTTGATCACCTTGTTGAAGTCCTAAATCATCGGTTAAAATTATTGTAGTGGCATTTAAAACTGCACCTGCCGATAATGTGGTATATTCTAAACTAGGTGTCCATCCTACTGCTGAAAATGAACCAATTGTCATCGTATTTGTTGTTGTTTTGAATATTATTTGACATCGTGCTGATGTTCCTGCTGCTGGTCTTTGTATTGGACTTCCTACTGTTCCTATTGTTATTGTACCAGTACCTGTAATATTGCCATTCATCTTTAAAGATGTATTAACACTTGGACTGAATAATAATGTTCCAGTTACTGTTAATGCTGCTAACCCGTTAGTAAAACTTGCCTGAGTATTATCAACGATTGTAACAGTTATTCCTGAATTGATAATTACCGTATCTCCATCGACTGGAACAGCAGCACCTCCCCATGTTGCAGTTGAATTCCAGTTACCAGACACAGTTGCGGTTCTTGTTGCCATAATTTTTATCCTCGGTGTACTTCGTTAAACTTCCGAATAACGAAGTTGAATTTTTTAAGCATAAAGAATCACCCCATAATTTCCACTACTAGATGTATTTATATAACCACTCGCAGGAGTAGCTACAAAACCAGTTACCCCAACAAAATTAAGTCCACCAATCCATGCACCAGCAGGTATAATAATAGAATTCACTGTTCCTGTAGTTAATGTTACAGCAAGAGAAATATCGGCAGTTCCACCAGTATTATCCACCGCTAAAGCAGTACCTGTTAATCCTGTTTCTGTTAATTGTGCTATTCCACTTGAAGGATAATATTGTACTATTGTTAAATTTAATGCATTAACGGCGTTGACTATATCCTGACAAGTACTCATCTTAATCACCTTTAGGAGAGCGTTACAGTGTATATAATAGTCCAAATTTGCCCGGATGTTTTAATTCCTTGCGCGCTGACTTTTCTGCATAATGTTATAACACTAGAGTTGGTTGCTTGCCCGGCTGCTATTCCACCAGTAGTTATACAGAATTCAGCCCATGTCATATTAGCGTTTGCTCCAGCAATAGTTGCTTGGAAAGTTGCAGTCTGACCGCTTACCTGTGGGTAGGTTGAATCAACAAGCTGGAACCATGTATTACTGGTATTTTGCGGTGTTGCTTGCAGGTTTGTTTGGGTAGCCACTTCCGCAGTTGAGCTGTTTCCTATTCCAATAGTCGCTTGAGCTGCACTGTAACCAGTAGGTGAACCCGTAACAGTTCCTAAATTTAAGAAATTGGTAATACCACCGTTTAATAATAGATTTCCGGGTGCTTCTATGATAGTCCGTTGTAAAGTTCCGAATTTTTCAAGAGATTCTTCTTCTGAATAGATACGTTTAGCATCATAATCTTTTTGATTATCGTAACGTACAATTTCGAATTTAGATTCCCATCCTTTTCCACTGTCTTTCGCTTTTACTATTTTTCTAATCCCAGGGTCATCAGCCATCTTTTGGGCTATTTCTAAATCTATTCCATGTTTAAGGAAAGTTTCTATCAATTCTTCTCTTATTCTGTCGTTCATTGTGATACCTCCTCTGGTCTAACCGGTATCATGAATTTTTCGCTTTCTTCTACAATTAATTCTTGAATACATTGCTCAGCTATTTCAGCAGGTACACGATAAAGCAAAAGTAATTGATAATGAGGTTCAACAGCTTTTCTAATTGCTTGATCTATATCTTCTACTTCTACACCTTGTTCTTTTATTAATTCTAATTTTCTTTTAAAATGAGCAATAGTAGTTTTATAACTACCATTTGTCATTTCATCAATAGTATCGACATCTAGTACTACATCAGGTCTTGCTCTTTGAAACATTATTTTATCTCCATTTTTTCTTTTATTATGTCAATTCCAGCCATTAAATGCTTCATGTTTTGATAATTAGCCTCATTAGCAGCATCTCTTTTGATATCCGCTTTCATGGTCTGTCTTAAGATCGCAAATGTTAAAATAAATCCTAAAGCATTCATTAAGGCCATTGTATAATAGTAAGGGCCATTTGCTCCATAAAATGCCATTATACCAACAGTTATACTGAAAGCTAACCCAAATAAACTAGCTGCAAATTTAAGTGCTAAATAATCTCCGATCTTATCAAGAATCTTGGCTAACCAAGACTCCTCTTCTTTTATGAGTTCTTTTGGGTGTATAATTTTCATTTTATATTTTCCTTTAACATTTTGTGAATTTCATTAATTTGTTTTTTATAATCTTCATTCTCTTTCTTCAATTGTAAATTTTCTTTATAAAAATGTTTTCGTTCTTGCACTTGAGCCATCTCGCCTCTTCGCTGGATGGCTTCGATTCTACCTTTTATTTTCTTCATGTTATCACCGGTACCACACCCACTAATCGAACGCTTGGTGATTGCAAACTTGGATAATCCCTATGCATACAGATTCTAAATCTTAAATACCTTTCTTGAAGTGGATATTGTTTTGTGGTCAGACCTTCTAATTGTCCGATATAATAATTGAAAGCACCTAAATCATCAACTGGACCTGCATCTGGATTTGTATTTTTGGCTTCTGGATTCATTACAATTCCAAAAGCGGCTACATTTCTCAATTCGGAAATTGGACTTTCTAGGTCAATAATAACTTGTATTAACTTACTATCTCCTACAACTGCGGGTAATGGATGAGCTTCGATTATTGCTGATTGGGTGTCTATATATCCGGTCGCTGTAGTATTCAATATTACAAAGCTTAAATCTCCCTCTTCTATTGCAGTATCCGAAGCGACAAAGAAACTAAGCTGGCTATAAGATGATATATCAATACTGAAAGGAGGTGATACTTCTAAACCAATTTCAGGTTTATATATTAGTAAACCAGCAGAATCAGTAGCTCCAGCAGGTGAAAAATCAGCAGCCACAGCTAATTGGTTTACTGCTATTATTTGAGGACTTATTTCTGCGGAAGCTGTAAGAGTAGTGGTACTTACTGTTACTTGATCAAATTCTCCACTTATTCCTGCGGTTGTGAAGTCATCTAATAAAATAGTATCAGCTTGAGTATTTATGTCACTATCAAAATTGTAATTGTATTCATCTGGATCAAAGCTTCCTGTATAATTTGAATAATCAATAGAGCCATGATAGAAGTCTTCTAAATAGAGACCTGAAATTTTCTTTACCCAATTTGTTCCATCATCTGACGCTTCAATATCAACTAATAATCTAACTCCTGCGGTTATACTATCTGCGGCATTTAATGGAGCTGTAGCAAATACTCTAGCCCATTGCCAATTACTAAATTCTAAATCAGTTGAAGGTAAACTATTTAATTGTTGAATAATTTCGTCTCCATCAAAAACAGGAGTAACTAAACAACCATCAGTAATATTTCCTCCAGTTAATCCAAGTTCAACTCGTAGAGCATATCCATCACTTTCTTCATATTCCAACTTCGGAGTTTTAGTAGTATCATTCGTTTGGAAAACTAATTTCCACACAAACGAAGTTCCAGTTGGATCTGTAAATTCAAAGATTCTACTTTTCATTTGATAGAAATTTGCTCCTCCATTATTAGAAACATAAAATTGATAACTTGTATTATCTGGTAAAGTTAAATTCATATTAACAATTGCTGTTGCGATTCCGTCAGTTGTAATCCAAGCGGTTGATTGAAGAGTTCCTGGAGTTTGATAATTTGATACTGCTGGTGTCCCCGGTGTTCCTGCTGTGCCCGGAATAATTTCTGTTACTGAAGGAGTTCCGGGTGTTCCCGGTGTACCTGGCGTTCCCGGTGTACCTGGCGTTCCAGGTGTACCTGGCGTTCCTGGTATAACAATTGTTTGAGACGGTGTTCCTGCTGTTCCTGGCATAACTATTTCAGAAAGTAATGTACCAGACATAACATAACTTGAACGCTTATTTTCAATTACACCTAAACGACTGGCATTTGGTGGGTCTACAACAATCGTATCCATTGGATACCAACCAGAATAAACACCATAATTAGCATATGGTGCATATTTTGCCGATGAATCAGGATTTACTGTACTAATATCCCATGTGTTAGTCCAACATTCGGCTGGCTTGGTACTATCTAATGGAACCATTGCGAGTAACATAAGATACATCCCTGGTGTTATATTAGAGCTTCCACTAAATTCACACATAGGCGCAGGAGCTGAAGCTCCTTGTTGATATTGAATATTCGATCCGGCATAATTAGAATAATTTTGATCCCATGCAGAATTTCCTGCAATTTGATATTGTTGAGAAACTTCAACAAGCGGAAATTGATTATAAGCATCATCTGTTGGGATTGAAGTTCCACTATCAACCCTGAAAAGGACATAATAAACATAATCGACATTTCTGAAGAATTCAATATCTAATTGTCCCCTTGTTAATGGGCCTGAATTCCAGCAATAAAAATAAAGTCCCGGATAAAAAGAAGCATCTGTACTATTTGCGTTTACAACAATATGGTCTCCGCCCATAGCTGGTAAAGCTAAATTTGCTGGATTACGGTCAATACCTCCAAGCCATGTTAAAGTATCACTTCCTGCTGTTCCTGCTGTCCCCGGAATAATTTCTGTTGTAGACGGAGTTCCAGGTGTTCCAGGTGTTCCAGGTGTTCCGGGTGTCCCCGGAGTCCCGGGCGTCCCCGGAGTTCCTGGTATAATAATTGTTTGAGACGGTGTTCCAGGTGTTCCAGGTGTTCCGGGTGTTATAACTAAAATCAATTGAGCAATCCCATCCACATGGTCAGAATGATCCATTGATGCACTTGCGGTAAGATTTAAATTACTATCATCATGTAATGTCCATAAACGAGTTTCTGTAGCGGTATCAGCTAAAATATATTGACCATTTGCACATTCATCAATATTATAAGAATTAACTTCATCTTTAAATGAACAAGGCAATGAATTATATTTTATTCTTTGAATACTTTCATATTCTTCATCATAATTTATTCGTTTTTCCAATCGTCTTAATCTTTCATTATGAGTTCTTAATCTATACACACCAAGAGTATCATCTTGATTTAAAGTCATTAATCTTGCATCTGTAGTATTGGCTGAAACATAAACTAATCCAAGCGGTAAATATCCAAAGGGAATATCTTGTCCTGAGAGAGATGGTTTATTTGAAACATTACTAGAGATTATATTTAAAGTTCCATCTTTTGCAAGACATACCATATCTACTCTATCACCATAAGCCGAACCAGAATTTAAAGTTATATGAGTGTCTAAATTCTGTGTCTTTTCTCCATTCATTACTGCGATAGACCCTTGTAAATCGAATGTTCTTGTAGTTCCATATTCTTCTCTAAACCATAAATCGGCTCCGATTTCATCATATTCATTATCATCAATTGATTCACATAAACTGCCATTATAACTACCAGAGGTATCATATTTTATCATAATTCCTTCTGTATTGGTTCTTTTTACAACAACGTAATAATTACCTGCGGGAAGGTGATCAACTCGAAATGGAATGGTGTATTGACTTCCAGCATCAACAGGAATCTGCAATGTAACGCTTGAAATAATACTTCCAGCATCATTCGTAAAATCTAATTGACGTAATTGAAATGTGATTGGAATTGCAGAAGTGGAAGTATTTTGTAACATAACATAGAAATTATAGATAGACGATTTCATTAGAGAAATGGTTTCTCTAAGATAAATATCTGTAATATCTCTCCAACTGTTCCCATTCTGATTTTTTTGATCAATAACATTTTCTGCGGGAGTAAGAATAAAAGCATTTTGAGAAGGATCTAACACGAATGCATTACTAAATTCATCGACCTGTATTTGATCGAGAGCCATATCGATCATTCTTTGTATTTGATTCATTTCGTTACTGGTTGCTGGAGTTCCGTAATCTATTTTTGTTTTTTGGTAGTATTCTGGCATTTTTTATCTCCTTTAATCAACTAATACAGTAACAACAATTCTTAATTGATTTGAACTATTTTTTGTCATTGGAGGTAATTGGCAAAGACAATAAAATGTTCCCGGATCTTGATTGTCAACGATTCCAATCTCAGTAATTGTAGTTGTGTTTGTTATATTTGTTGTATCAAAAATTCCTTCTATATCGATTCGATTTAGTGTAGGATAAGGAGTAATACTTATAGGAGCTCTAAAGTAATTTCCATCAGCACTCGTACATTCTGCACCAAGTCCATGACTATCAGAGTCATAACTATTAGTACTTTTCCCTGCGGCCATAAGTGAAAAAGAATTAGCTAATGAAGAACCAGTTCCAGTAAAACCAGTATTAAGTAAATTGTTTTTTCCATCATCTATTATTATCTGTGTTTCTGTCATTTTCTGCCTCTTTAATTATTTTTCCATTTTTATCTAAATATTGAACTAAAACTTTTCCAATTTTTCCTTTCATTATCATGTATACACATCCTCTTTAGTGATTGCCCAATTATTAATTTCTGGAGAATCCGAGTTTGATTCTGTAAATATTATATGCAATTCACTACATCCAATATAACCACCGTAAATATCTTGAACAAAAACTTCCACATGATTAGCTCCTTCTTCTAAAAGAGAACTAATGTCAGGAGCAGGTGCAAAATAAACAAAAGGATAAACCATCCCTTTTTTATAATCTTTACTACCACATGTTACAGAAATACTTCCTTTACTTGTAGTTATTATTAATTCATCATCAGCCCAAATTAAATTAGAACTAGGTTTTGAAGGGTATGAAGAAGCAAGATAAATTTTTTCACTACCATCCCAATCAAAATCAAAAGCTCCTACACTAATTAGTTGCCCTTGTTCTGTTACATTCTGTTTAAAACCTTCAGAAACTAAAATATTAGAATTTTCTTGTATACCTTTTGAGCTCAATTTTGCTCTGAATTTAATTGCAGTATAAGGAATTGCACTCAAATCAATAGGAGGAGTTTGATTTGTATAAACATTGATAGGATAATAAGAATTAAACCATAAATCGCCTCCATAATTATTCCAATTCCCCTGACCTGTTTGATATTTTAAATTACCTCCTTTTTTCAAAGAAGTGCCTAAAATATAATAGTTATCATCATCTACTGTATCAATTGATAAAGCAAAAGCATAAGAAGTTGTAGTATCTAACAATGTTAAATCAAAAGGAATTAGGGTTTCTATATTATCTCCCCAAAATCCATTTGGAATTTCCCATTGTTGTAAAAGACTTATACGAGAATCATAATTCATTTCGTAGATACTTGCTGTTATAATTCCGGTTGGTGTACCTACTGTTCCCATTGCCCAAATTCCTATTCCAGTTAAATCTGATTGCGATGGTTGAAATATTTGTGCTATTTGTGGATATGCTGAAGTTCCTAATTCAATATTTGCGTTTTGTATGGTCTGGTTTTGGTCAACATTTTCTCTAAAAATATCGTAAACAAGCGAACAATCAGATGATAAAGGTTCAGCTAAATTGTCAGTCAATTTACCCCATAATATTCTTTCAGCTATTATAACTACATCATTTAAATTAATAAGTGGATTAAGAGCATTAAGAGAAATAATTACATTTCTTACTGTATAAACTGTAAAATTATTTAATAATGAAGTAGAAGAAAAAACATCTAAATTAACAATAGTAGGGAAAGATGTTGTAAAAGTAATATCTTCTAAGCTGATAGACGATTCTAAAGTATTTAAATAAGTAGGAATTCCAAGTCCAGTAAAACTTGTAGTTGCTTGTAAAATTTCTAAAGTAACCAAGCGAGGGGTATTAGCAAAATCCACAAGAGTTATAACATTTTCTAAACTTTCTAAAAGAACAAGAATAGATTCATTAGCAAAATCTAAAAGAGTTATGTTGGTTTCAATGGTTTCTAATTGGATACTTCTTCCTTGATATAATGATATATCGTCAGAATAATATGTAAAATTATCCCAATTAGGATTGGTAGTTGCTAATCGAACTGCATTAGTATTTGAGTCTGTTGTAAATGTAAATTGAAAATGATCCCATTCAGCATCTGTAAGAGTAACATTTTCTGAAGGTTGGGAACCTGAAGATTCTTGAATTACAAGACCGATAACTTCATTAACAGGCCCATTAAACCAAAGATCAAATATATATTCTGTTGATGGAGAAACAGTCCACAAATCAGTATACCATCCATCGTTTTTTTGGTTTCCACGCACT